CCTGGTAATAATTTAGTTCCTGCAAAAGTGATTTTGGATGATATGAGTTTTATTCTAGAACAAATTGATAGGGGAATTGTTCCTACACCTTTTTATGATTCAACTTTAAAAGATGAACCAATTAAACCAGTTAAGGAGAAAGAGGGTAGAACACGAGTGTTCTCTGCGTCACAATTTGGACAAACTGGTATTTTGAAATCCTATTTAAGTCCTTTCTTTAAGTGGATGAAAGATCATAGATTTGAGTTACCTTATAAGGTTGGAGTTAATGCCTCTTCTTCTGAATGGCATTTGTTGGCCCTAAATTTACTTGGCAATTATGATCCAAAGGAGAAAATTTTCATTGGTGGTGATTTTTCTCAATATGATAAACATTTACATTTTATGGATTTTGCGGCGCGTTTGATTTATAATTTGTGTAAAAAATCAGGTTGGCCAGAATTTCATTTACAACGCTTAAAATTATTGAGTATGACGTTTGGTCATTGTATATTTGATATGTGTGGTGTTGTTTTTGAAGGTTATATTGGTGGACAATCAGGTTGTATGGGTACTGCAGAAGTTAATTCTCTTATGGAGCATATTTATGAAGTTATGGCTTATACATTATCTTTAGCTATGCAATTTAGAATGAATATACCTCAAGCAATTGAAAAATTTAAAGAAGAACCATTCCATAAACATATAACTCTTTTTAATTATGGTGATGATAATTTAAAACGTATATCACCTTGGTTGTCTAAATTCTACACTCCAGAAATGCAACAACAATGCATGTTAGCAATAGGTCAAAAACTAACAGATGCAAATGACAAAACTTTACCGCCACAGTTTTGTTCTTTAGACCAGGTCACTTTTCTTAAAAGATCATTTCGTTTTGATGATGAAATAAAACAATGGGTTGCGCCATTGGATATATCATCTATTTATAAAATGATGGTCTTGAGATTAGTAGGGGACCTTACATCCCAACAACATGCTGAAATCATAATTGAAGAAGCTCAACGCCATTTGTTTTTACATGGTCGAGCAATTTATGATTCACTTTCGACGAAATTTATATATATAAAAGAAAAATATAATTTAAGTTCAAAAATTTTTTCTTATGATGAATTGAGGACTCTATATGTGGATTGTGATTTACGGCATATACCCTTTACTTGTGCTTATACGAGTAAAAATGAGGAGCCACCTCAGAAGCGCAACCTTCAACATGACAAAGATTTACATAATCAATGCCATGAGTGGCATGATTATTTATGTACATCTTAACATGATATTCATCTTGGTTTTTTACACAAGCTAAGAGAGTAGTTAAGTGACATTTCCC